ACTCTGATAATGGTCGTGACTTAATCCTTGAACTTACAAAGGCAAAGACACCAAAAGGTGCAACATACACGGTAATTCAAACCGTAATGTATGACGATCCAACACCAACACATGAAGATGCTGAACAATCATCTACTTGGATTAACGATGAGTTGACTTGGGAGGACGTATATTCTAAAAAACCTGTTGAATATCTTGAATCAATTGCGAGAGGAGAAACTCCTCGTTGGGATACAGACGCAGGTAAATACATCTACTCAAATAGTAGTGAATCGGAAGTATCTATGGGAGGTTCAACACCAAAATCAATTAATGAGGTTGCAGATCCTCAGGTAAATGATGACGAAGACGAAGATTTACCATTCTAATTAAAATAATAACTTATACTAGGACACTTACATAGACAAGGTGTCCTAGTATTTTTAAATCAAAATAAAATGAATAAGATTTCAGAAAAAATGTATGAGGCATTGACCTTAAAGTATCGTTCGGAAATGGCGGAAGCGGAAGCAACCTTGTTAGTTTATTTTACAAATCCTGTTGGTATTGGAGAACATCCACAACACATTGAGGAAATGGATAAATTGGTTGAGAAAATGGTTAACGCACAAGATAAAATGAATGCATTAGAAACATTCCATAAATATAATTTCAATTAATATGGCAATTAAGAAAACAGATTTTAGTTCATTGAAGAAAAAATTCTCTTCAGACGCAAAATATAAACCACAAAGATTTTTTGATCTTGGATCTGATTTCTTGGATGCGGTAGGTTTACCTGGTCCTGCTATTGGACACCTTAATATGTTGTTGGGTCATTCTGACACTGGTAAAACAACAGCACTTATTAAAACTGCGGTTGATGCTCAAAAGAAAGGGATTCTTCCTGTTTTCATTATTACCGAACAAAAATGGTCCTTTGAACACTCAAAAATAATGGGGTTTGAATGTGAAGAAGTAGTCGATGAAGAAACAGGTGAATTAACTTGGGACGGATTCTTCTTGTTTAATAACAATTTCAGTTATATTGAACAAATTACAGATTACATTAATGAACTATTGGATGCACAAGAAAAAGGTGAATTAGATTATTCACTTTGTATTATGTGGGATTCAGTTGGATCAGTTCCTTGTAAAATGACTTACGAAGGTAAAGGAGGTAAACAACATAACGCTTCCACATTGGCGGATAAAATTGGTATGGGTATTAACCAACGTATTTCAGGATCTCGTAAAGCGGATTCTAAATACGAGAATACTTTAATCATTGTTAATCAACCTTGGGTTGAATTACCTGACAATCCATTTGGACAACCAAAAATTAAAGCTAAAGGTGGTGAGGCAATTTGGTTGAACTCTTCTTTGGTATTCTTATTTGGGAATCAAAAAGGTGCGGGTACAACAAAGATTACCGCAACAAAAGACAAACGAACAGTTAAGTTTGCTTCAAGAACAAAAGTGTCGGTTATGAAAAACCACATCAATGGACTTGGATTTGAAGATGGTAAAATCATTGTAACCCCACACGGATTTTTACCGGGTAAAGATACCACAGAAGAAAAGGCATCAATAGAAAAGTATAAGAAAGAATATGCTGACTATTGGAAAGACATAATCGGAGTTGATGGTGACTTTGATTTGAAAACAGAAAAAGAAGAAGTAGAGTAGTAACATTTAAAGTAAAACAAAATGTCAAAAACCTTATTGGTTGACGGTAACAATTTATTAAAAATAGGATTTCACGGGGCTCGTGATCTTTTTAACAAAGGTGAACACGTAGGAGGTATTTGGCACTTTTTAAATACGTTACGTAAATTCTTAGAAGAAACAAACTTCAATAAAGTAGTTGTATTTTGGGATAGTAAAACAAGCTCATCACAGAGAAGAATACTATACCCAAAATATAAACTCAATCGTAATCCTTTGGAAAACGAAAGTAAGGAAGAATCCTTCACCAATCAAAAACAAAGAGTTAAACAATATCTTGAAGAGATGTTTGTGAGACAATTAGAGACGGAAAATTCAGAAGCCGATGATCTTATCGCACACTACTGTAAAGTATCGTTAGAAGAAGAAAAAACGATATTCTCAAGTGATAGAGATTTAACTCAGTTGATATCTGAAAAGGTATCTATTTATTCCCCCCAAGCAAAACGATATTATAAGTTCGGAGACAAAATTAAACTTAAAGATTATGAGTTTCCGCACAATAATATTAAAACTGTTAAGATCTTAACGGGGGATAGTTCAGACAACATCGATGGTATCTTTTATCTTGGTGAGAAAACTTTAGTTAAGTTTTTTCCTGAGATACTTGATTCAGAGGTTTCTTTTACCGATATTTTAACAAAAGGTGAGGAATTACTGAAAGAAAATAAAGACGTTGTTGTCTTACAGAATTTACTCAGTGGGAAAACAAAGGAGGGGATATTCGGTGATGAATTCTTTGTAATAAATGAAAAGATTGTTGATTTATCTGAACCTTTGATTTCTGACGAAGGAAAAGAATTAGTTGAAATGTACCAATCAGAGTCGATGGATCCCGACGGGAGAGGACATAGAAACTTAATTAGAATGATGATGGAAGACGGGTTCTTCAAGTATCTCCCAAAAGGAGATGATAATTGGGTTAATTTTTTAAAACCATTCTTGAAATTATCAAGAAAAGAAAAAACAAAATTTAGAAACAAAAAGTAAAAACAAAATTATGAGAGATCAAGATGTAACAAAGGTAGAGTTTTTGTTAATGTGTAATGATAATATCGTAGTACAACGATTTTTTAATGTGAAAGGTTTTAATAGAAACGCTCACAAATCAGAAGAGTTTTACGATTATATCCGTAGTTTTACAGAAAAACTACAATACAATTTAAAGATGAGAAGTATTGTCTATATGTTAGACAATCAATATGAAATTGGGGAGAACCCTGAGATGTTAAATACGTCAATCACAGACGGTCCTGAAAATTTTAATGTATATATTAAGGTTGGGGACATGACAATTTGTCAGAGAACTTTTGATGCTAAACTATACCCACCAAAGGTAAGATACACCGTAGACCTACGCCCACAACTAAAAGGTATGTTAAGTGACCTGACTGACATTTTTTCAGGTAAAAACTTTAATTTTTATTATCCCGAATTTATCCAAAACTAATAGTATTTATCTTTACTAACAGAAGGAAAATTATATGGCGACAAACAAAAATTTTGAGTATTTGGGTAACGTATTCCAATTACAATTATTAAATCAAATGGTCCTAGACAAGGACTTTTCACACTCAATTATTGATGTGATTGAGAACAATTATTTTGAGAATAAATATTTTAAAATAATTGTACAAATGATCAGAGAGTATTATTCAAAATACAATCATACTCCATCATTTGAAACATTAGAACAGATTACAAAATCTGAATTACAACAAGAAATAGCATCCAAAGTTGTGTTGGACACAATTAAGAAAATTAAGGATGCACCTATTGACGGAGTGGATTTCGTCCAAGAGAAGGCTTTAAAATTTTGTAAACAACAAGAATTACAAAAGGTAATGAACAAAGCCCAAAAGATCATTGATGGTGGTGAATTTGAAAACTACGATGCTCTTGAAGAAATGGTTAGAGGAGCACTACAAGTTGGTGAAAAAGATACAAGTATCTTAAACGTTTTTTCTAATATTGATCAAGTATTAGATGACGATTATAGACACCCAATTCCAATGGGAATACCAGGGATTGACCGACTAATGAAAGGTGGTTTAGCTAGAGGTGAAATTGGTGTGATTTTAGCTCCAACAGGGGTTGGTAAATCAACGGTTTTAACTAAGATTGCGAACCACGCATTTAACATGGGGAATAACGTATTACAGATCTTTTTTGAGGACAACCCAAAGGTAATCCAAAGAAAACACTACACACTTTGGACAAAGATTCATCCTGACGAATTGTCAGAAAAAAGAGATGAGGTTGTGGCAAGAGTTAAGGAGATTGAGGATAGTATGCCAAATAAGTTAATTATGAAAAAATTACCATCGGATACTGTAACAATGTTACAAATTAAAAATCAAATTAGAAAAATGATTGCTGATGGAATGAAAGTTGATATGGTATTACTTGATTATATTGATTGTGTTGTTCCCGATAAAAATTTGGGAGATGAGTGGAAAAGTGAGGGATCTGTGATGAGAGGATTTGAGTCGATGTGTCACGAATTAAATTTGGTTGGATGGACAGCGACACAAGGTAATAGAAGTTCTATATCTTCTGATGTTGTTACCACAGATCAAATGGGGGGATCTATTAAGAAAGCACAAGTTGGTCACGTTATTATTACGGTGGCAAAGACACTCCAACAAAAAGAAATGAAATTGGCAACAATAGCAATTACAAAATCAAGGGTTGGTGATGACGGAGTTGTATTTGAAAATTGTAAATTTGATAATGCAATGTTGGACATTGATACTGAAAGTTCAATGACATTCTTAGGTCTTGAGGAAAAACAAGAAGAAAGACAAAGACAAAGAGTTAGAGAATTGTTGGAAAAAAGACAACAAAAACAAAAAGACGAAACAAAAAACAATTAAAAAAAAATAAAGAAAATGGAAAAAATATTAGTTGAAAATCCTAATAGGTTTGTTATCTTCCCAATTGAGCACAATGATATTTGGGAATATTACAAAATGCATCAAGCGGCTTTTTGGACGGCTGAGGAGGTTGATTTAACGAATGATATTCGTGATTGGGAAAAATTAACAGATAATGAGAAATTCTTTGTGAAGAACGTATTGTCGTTTTTTGCGGCATCTGATGGGATCGTCAATGAGAATTTGGCGGAGAATTTTTACCGAGAGGTACAATACCCTGAAGCTAAATTCTTTTATGGGTTCCAATTGGCAATGGAAAACATTCACTCATTAATGTATTCATTATTGATTGATACTTACATTAGTGATGCGAAAGAAAAAGACGAGTGTTTTAATGCGATTGAGAACTTACCAGCGGTTAAGAAGAAAGCAAATTGGGCGTTAAATTGGATTGATAACTCTTCTTTCCAAGAAAGATTAGTAGCATTTGCAGCGGTTGAGGGTATCTTCTTTTCAGGCTCATTCTGTTCAATATTTTGGATGAAATCAAGAGGTATAATGCAAGGATTATGTAATGCTAACTCTTTAATTTTTAAAGATGAGAACTTACATTGTGATTTCGCAATACATTTGTTGAATAACCATTGTGATGAAAAACCATCAGAGAAAAGAATAAAAGAAATTCTATTATCGGCTCTTGAGATTGAAAAAGAATTCATTACTGAATCTCTACCAGTATCGTTAATTGGGATGAACTCAAATTTAATGAAACAATATTTGGAGTTTGTTGTTGATGGATTACTTGTTAAATTTGGATGTAGTAAACAATTTAATGTTGAACAACCATTTAAGTTTATGGAACAAATTGCGGTTGAAACCAAAGGAAATTTCTTTGAATCAAGAACGATGGAATATCAGAAAGCAAAATTGAACGAAACTATCACATTTGAAGAAGATTTTTAAATAAAAAATATATGATGTCACTTAAAATACTTAAAAGAGATGGGGATAATGTATCATTTAACCCACAAAAAATTTACAATCGTGTAAAACGATCAGCAAAAGGTTTGAATGTTAATTCAGACGAGATTTTTATTAAGGTTATTACTTCAGTACCAACTGAGGGTGAAATAACAACAAAAGAATTAGATAAACTTGTGTATGAAATTGCGGCATCATACACAGGTAGTCACCACGACTACTCAAGATTAGCGTCGTCAGTTGCTATTTCATCATACCATAAAGAAACTAACGCTAGTTTTTCTGAAACTATGATGATGCTTTATAGTGATGGTATTATACACGACAAGTTAATTGAAACCATTAAAGAATATGGTGAAGATACGATTGATGCGGTTATTAATCACGATAATGATTATAATTTTGATTACTTTGCTTGGAGATCGCTACAAGAAATGTATCTATTGAAAAGACCTAATGGTGTTACCGTTGAAAGACCACAACATATGTATATGAGAATTGCGTTGTGGGTTACAGAAAGTTTTGTTGAGGCGGTTGAATACTACAAATCATTATCAAACCAACTTATTTCTAAAGCAACTCCAATTATGATTAATTCGGGTACAAAAGTACCTCAATTAGCGTCTTGTGTTTTACATTACAACAATTCAGATTCAAGAAAAGGGTTATTGGATACTTTAACAGACATCTCAACGTTCTCGTCTGACGCTGCTGGTATTGGATTATCAATGTCAAATATTAGAAGTAAGGAAAGTAGAATCTCAAGTTCAGGTGGATACGCTGGAGGGTTGTTAAAGTATCTTAAAATTGTTAACGAATCTTTACGTTTCTTTAACCAACAAGGACGTAGACCAGGATCTGCGGCAATATACCTTGAACCTTGGCATAAAGATATACTTGATTTGTTAGATATTAAAAAGAATACGGGTGCTGAGGAATTAAGAGCACGTGATTTGTTTACGGCACTTTGGTTACCTGATAATTTTATGAGAGCGGTAAAAGAAAATACGGATTGGTATTTATTTTGTCCTAATGATATTATTAGTGCTGGTTTAAAA